TTTAAGTTGTTCCATTCTTTCTAGTCTCGCTTCACGAGACATATATAACCATTGTGCTAAATCCTCATAGTCTCTACCACATGATATACAATGATTGTCTTTCATACGACATACCCCATTACAAGGGCTGTCGTCTAGCACTTCCATCTTCTGCGTGCTGCTTTACCTCTTTCACCTGTCCAGCTTTTACTTCTAGCACAGAAAGATTTTCTGCGTTTTGCTGCCGCTGAACCTTTTTTAACTTTACCAGTGACTGGTGCTTTTAGATTGCTGCCAGTAGCACGATTATATTTTGCACGACCTTTTGCTGTTAATCCTGCACCTTGTTTTACAGAGCGTTTTTCACCTCTGCCTACAGACAGGTTTACTTTTTTCTTTTTAACAGCCATTAGATATATTCACCTTTTTGTATTCTTAACGGACCGATGTTGATGAGTAAGTACTCAACAGGATATGTTAGTCCTTCTGACTCTATAGAGCCTTCATAGATTTCAAATCCAAAGTTGAAACCCCAATACCAATGATATGACCAGTTCTTAAACACAATCACCCACGCTTTTTAGTAGTTCTTTTAGACTTCTTTTTTGCTGTTTTTGCAGCTTGTTTGAAGGCTTTATTCGTAGGTGCTCCTTTTGCTCCTTTTTTACGCATTTTTTCTCCTGAACCTTTTTCAATTCTTTTGCGTTTTGCATGGATATTCCTATATAAAGACATTATTTATACTTTCTCATTTTTTCTGCGTGTTCTTCATCTATGATATCTTGTGATACTTTCATAGCCTTATTTTTTATAACCATTTGTTCTGCAATATTATAAACATCGTCCATTGATGTGGCTTGATCTGCTATCTTTCTTCCAAGAGCATTGTTGTATAAATCCATTTGTTTTTCAGAATCGCCTTGACCTGTGCCCATAGCACCAATAAATGGCACATATTCTGATTCATGAACATCGCCAGCAAATTTAGCAAGTAATGGCATTTCTCTTTGCAAGTTAGCCTGCCATACTAAATGCCTAAAAGCATCTTGATTACCACCTACTTTACCATCATCAGGAAATCTTAATTTAGCTTCTTCTATAGCATAGTCACCACCAAGTAAATCTGTATAGCCTATTTCTGGTTGTTGACCACTAGATAATCCTAAAGATTGTAATAATTGATAAATGTTCATTTTTTCTTCTTGTAACTTACTTTCTTTTTACCTTTGCCTTTACAAGCCATAATTTTCTCCTAATATAATTTTTATACTACCCTAGTTTGTAATGAGAATGGGCAATTTTGTTATATAAAAAAAGGGGGTGGGGGTTAGTCATCTATTCCTGTAACTACTTTTACTTGCACTGGTGCACCGTCTGGGTCTCCAGCATGTTCGTGTTTCTGTGTTTCTTTCCATTGTGCACGAGATTTAAGCCAAAAGATCATAGATGTTGTATCGCCTGATTTAGCTTTTTCGTAGAGTGTGGATGCAATAGCAGCATTAGCTTCAATACGACCTTTTTTTAATTCTTCTGGATAGTATTTGGTAAGAGTGTCTGCGGATATGCCTAACACTGTTGCAATATCTTCGTACCTAGTTCCTACTGACGATAACTCATAGACTTGTTTTCGGGTATCGTCATTTGGAAGGTGTGGGGGTCGACCGACTTTTTTAGGGCTTGACTCCTCCATTTTATCATTAATGTCAATATCTTTATTATCACTCATTATTAAACCTTTGTCAATTTTATTTTACTTATGATACTTGTTAGTTTGATTAATTATTTAAATCAATTATATCTTGTCAATATAGATTGATACTGTTATGATTCACTCATAATAATTATAAGAGTAAATCTCAATAAACTTTCGCACCTGATGACCATACAAGAGTATGCGAGGCGTAAAGCGTTACACAAAGCTATTTATTCATTAATCTTTATAAGGAATTATTATGTCTATGACTCCAAAAAAGTTTGATTTAATTAATAATACAGCATCTAATTGCATACATTTATTAATTGATAATCAACCAAAATACTTTAATAATTTTAATGTCAATAGTGATGACTTTTTCATTGATTTTGATGAAACTATCATTTTTGATATTAGAGAGCTTATATTCAATAAATTAAAAAAGACTGATAAAACATCATCAATTTATTCTATTATTGATAACACGCTTGATTATTTACTTGAGAGCAATAAAGCACTGTTTATTAATCATTTTAGTTTTAAAGTCAATAAAATGTTCAATTATGAATATGCAGAGCAATAAATCTCACTAAAATACATTATCCCTTTTTTAACTCCGAAAAAAGTTATTAGAGGGATAATTGTAAACTTAAACTTACAAGGAATTATTCAAATGACTACATTACAATCATATATAGATATTTATAAGAATAAACCAAAATATGAATTGAAGCATATTAAAAAAGCATTATCAGTATGTAACGGCTTTTTCAATTCAAGTGATGATGATATTAGATTAAAAGCAGTCAATCTAATATTAAAAAATAAATAATCTATAAATAGAAAAGGGAGCTTTTTAGCTCCCTTTTTTTTGTCTTATAATTCTGTATTCTTTAGGCGTAGTTATCCCAACACTGATAATTATACTCCTATTCTCTCAAAATGTCAACAATTAATTGACAAGTTCACAATAATCCAAATTGGATAATTCATTTAAATCAAAGTTTTTAAAACAATCCAATGCAATATCCTGATAATTTTCTACAATTGATTGTGATAAAATACAAGATTCTTTTATTCTGATAATATCTTTTACAGAATATAAATTCTCTTTTAATAAACTTTCAGCTATATTTTTTACAGTAAACATTTTAGCTATTGTATTTATACTTTCAGGTTTATTATGATTATCATAAAAGCCATTAATCCAATTTCTATGTTGCTTTTCTTCTTTTTTGCTAACTTGATAAAGTTCTTCAATATAATCTTTAGAGCCAATATTTCTTAATTTATATAAAGAACTAAAAGCATTATTTATTAATTTTTTAAGTTTATTTCTATTTTGCATTTTTACTCTCCATAAGTTTTAAATGTAAATTAATAATAATATAAAAATAATATTATGTCAATATTAATTTACTATTCTTTTATCTAAACTTGTATTTAATAAATGTCTATCTTTTAAATAAAAATAATCTTTATTAAAATCATATTCTTTATTATATTTACAACACCAAGCTAGAGAATATTTAAATTTTAATTCATATTTATTTATATATCTTTCAATTTTTATTAATTCTTTTCTTATTTCATTTTGCATATGTTTATTAAAAATATTATCTGAATAATCTCCCTTATATTTTGATAATCTATCTAATTCTATTGTTAAATCTTTTTCGTAGTTTTTTAAATCTTGATATGTTTTCATTTTTACTCTCCAATAAAATTAATTACATTTCTTATTATAGATATAAAAATAATAATGTCAACTATTATTTACAATTATTTTATATATTTATTATGTATAGATTTACTTGAATTAAATTTAATTGAATTGAATTGAATTGAATTAACTTTTACTTATAGAATATATTATGAATATAATATATATAATTATTGCCTTTTGGTTATCATACTTGATAAAATCATTTAATCGCTCTGAAGCCTTGAGGGCTTTCGCTCTAAATGATTAATTTCTATTTAATCACTAAATAAAATAAGATTTTATCATAAATTTAATAAAAAGTCAATATATGACATAAGAGTATATAAATAAATAATAATAAAAACAATAACTTATTATATAAAATAAATGATTGTAAAAAAGATAAAAAAAACTATTGACAATATTAATTGACATGATAATATAACCATGTAGTAACAATTTATTAATTATTTGGAGAGTAATTATGTATAAATTTAAACATTACAATAATGATGGTAAATTTTTAAGTGAAATATTAGATAATCAACAAAATTATCATAATGTTACATTTTCAGATTATATATTTATTAACGATATTGTAGAAATTTACAAGATTAATACAGATATATTAGGCACAAAAACTGAACAATTAATAGAAAAAAGGAGAGTTTAATTATGAACAAAAGAGTAGATATGATTTTAAATTCTATTGAGGGAATAACTTTAGTAGATTTTAATTTATTGTTAGAGGATACAGATTTTAGAAAATTGTTTTTAGAATTATTTAATAATAAAGAAAATGATAATAGAGCAATTATAGAAAAATCTGTTGAATATATAAAAAATAATTATTAAGGAGAGTAATTATGAAAAAACAAAGACCATCATTTATTATCAAGTATTATGAATCTCCAGTTAATGCTAAAGATAATAGAAGTTTAATGACAACGATTGAATCATATGCACCAATATTTGATGCAGATACAGTCGCAAAAATAGCAGATAAAAATTATGATTTATTGATGGAGGATTGGCACGGCTCTGAAATAGATTATGAAGTATCTTTTATTGTTAATAATTCATGTATGGCATGGGGAGAAAAATAATGAAAAAATTAGAAGAAAAACATTTTGATTTAGAAATTACATTTACCATCAAAACAATAGATGATAATGGAATAGAGCAAGTTGAAAGAAATGGTAGTAACCTTATTGAAGATGATACATTACACTTAATTATGAGAGATGTAGGTAATTATGTAGATAATGAAGATGTTAAGGAGGAAAAAAATAAACCATATAGAGATTTATTAAAACAATTTTACAAGGAGAGTAAAGATGAAAACATTTTATAGTAATGTAACAGTTAGCTTTGGTGGTAATGAATTTCAAGCTAAAAATAAAAGTGATTATATAAACAAAGTAAAAGAATCTTTTTATCAAGAGTTTGGACTAGAGTTAGAAGATTCTGAAATTACAGATATAGAGGAGGCTTAATTATGATTTACTTACAATCTAAAGATGAAGATAAATTTGCAGAATGGGCTACCAAAAGAGAGGCAGAGGCTATATTTGGTAATGACCATGAAATAGTTAGTTTTGAAGTAGAAGAAGTAGTAGCTTATGATGACGAAGAAAATAATATCGAAGATATTACAATAGACATGACTATTGAACAAAATAGTTATGATGAAATAGGTGCATTTACATTTACAAGGCAATTATCAGTAACATTTCATGATGATGACTTTGAACAATTTTACAAGGAGAGTAAAGATGAAAAATAGAAAAATAACATACCATAACAATCATTTAATGTATATCAATCAAGATGTCATAGATATATTGCAAAAAAGAACATGGTGGAGTAGATGTAAAGACTATTTGACAAACTTTATTATTATAGGCACAATCGTAATATCGTTTATATCTTTAGCATATATTGTATATACGATAAAAACTTTTTAGGAGAGTAAATATGGAGATGACTATTGGAGAGTTTAGAAGTAAATTATTATCAGCATTGGCAGAAGTAGAAGAACAACACCCAATGCCTGATGACAGACCTATACAGATTGTTATTAGAGGAAAAGAGCCTTGTGATGATGTTTATATTACAGATATAGATGTTTTTGCAGAGCAAGATGTAGATGACAATACAATATGGTCGCATATTAATATTAATGGTTATATTTAAGGAGAGTAAAAATGACAATGTATAACATTTATTACAAAAGGGATATTTGTGGAAACCCTAGAAGTTATGAAGTAACTACTGATAACTTTGAAAAGTGGCTTAAAGCACACAATGAGATAAGAATATTAGAAGGTAATATGCCTGAAGATAAAAGTGATTTTGATGTTGAACTTGCTTATGTGCAATATTTTAACAAGGGGGTTTAATCAAATGAATGTTTTTGAAAGTAAGCAATATGATATTAATTCTGTAAAGAGAGGAAAGTATTATGAGTGAAGTATATTGTGAAGATTGTAATATTGGGGGGACAGGGCAACATAGCCCATATTATAAACTACGCTATGGTGTATGCGATACTTGTAATGGAGAGGGCTACATTGTAGTAGAGGAGAAGGAGAGTAAAAATGAGTTGGCAAAATGAAATACAAAAAGGTTTCAAGCGAGTAGATAATAAGTTGAAAGCTATGGATAAAACTAGAAATAAAGTAATAAATGATTATCGTAAGCTATTAAAAAATCATGATTGGTATAGTGAATACTCTGATGACCATTCTGTATGGGAAAAGTCAGCAGTAGAATACACACAAATTATGTGTATGGCTCAACAGATAGATATGGATTATAAAATCTTTAATGAGTATGCACCTGATGAATATAAACAAGGAGAGAAAAAATGAGTAAATTAAGATATGTGCCAAAAACTAAAAAAGATAAATTAATAAATGAAATTATGAATTTACAACAATCTTATGCCTTTGGAGATAATGCAGAAATATTATATCAAATGGACGAAGATGAATTGTTTGATGAGTTATGTGATATAAAATCTATGTTATTAGAAGCAGAACATAATTCTATATAAGGAGAGTAAACATGACTGAACAAGATAAGTTTCAAGTAGGTTATGAAATAGGTTGTGATGTATTCACAGAGTTAGCTAAAAACTTTAAGAATGAAGTAACCAAAGATGAAGTTGCTGGGGTATTATCAGCAGTTATCGGTGGCTTTTATGTAACCATGCCTGAAGAAGTGATAGACTCTATCATTGAGTTTTCTAAAATAAATGGCAAGGAAAATGCAAAAGAGTATTTAGAACAAAAGGAGAATAAACAATGAAAGAAATAATGCCACACATAATTGTATTTTTTAGCATAGTAGGATTTTTATTATTAATTTAAGGAGATAAAATGCAAGACTTAACAATGACAGGTGTATTGCCGTATTTTGACAATTCACAATCTAAACTAGCAACACAATTAGGAGTATCTAGACAAGCCGTCAACACATGGCTAAAAAACGATAAGATACCTTTATTAAGAATGTATCAGATAAATGAAATTATTGCCGATATACAAAAGGATAATATGAGTGAGTGAGTTTAATGCAGGTGAAATTATAGCCGAATTAACCATTGACAGTGATAAGATTGATGAACTAACAGGTGAGTTAGAACAAAAATTCTCTATCATAACCACAGATGATATTCGCAAGGATATTCATAGTTGGTATCGTGGTGGTATCAAAAAAGGTAATGGGCTAGGGTTTCATCATACAAACGAGGGATTTCTCATAAGACCACATGAAATTACAGTGGTATCAGGCACAAATGGTTCAGGCAAGACCATGTGGTTATCACAGGTAGTGTTAAGCCAATTACAAAGTGGCACAAAGTGCATTATAGCCAGTCTAGAAATGCACCCTATATACACTTGTAGCCGAATGATGACACAGTTAGAAGGTCATGCAGATGTTACAGACGATTGTATTAATAAGTTTGTGGATATGATGAAAGATAAACTATATATTTACAATCAAGCCAATGTAACTAAAACAAGAACCATCTACGCTATGATTGAATATGCTTATAATATTCTAGGTTGTAAAGTTATAGTGATAGATAGTTTGATGAAGATGAATGATATTGCAGAGGATAATTATGATGCACAGAAGAGGTTTGTAGACCAATTGACTTCACTATGCCGTAGATACCCTATACATATCTTTCTAGTGGCTCATACAAGGAAATTGCGTGATGCGTATGAACACCCATCTAAAAATGATGTGCATGGCAGTAACCACATTGTCAACCTTGCAGACAATCTATTAACTGTGTGGAGAAATAAAATGAAAGAAAAACAAATGGAGGATAATAAACTATCAGATGAACAAATAAGAAATATTCCTGATGCGAAAGTCTTTGTGCAAAAACAGAGAAACTATATTGGGGATAATGGAGAACCTACTTTTAACTTTTACTATGACCGAAAGGGCATGAGATATAAGGATAGACCATGACAGTAAATACTATGACAATCAATGAAATGATAAAGAAATTAAAAGAACACTTTGGTGATGACATACAATACAAAGCCGTATCTAAAGACGGAAAAGTCTTTAAAACTCAAGGGTTTGATGATTATAAGAAAAGTATTGACAGTCGCAATAAAGTGTAATATATTGTAAATACATATTAACAAGGAGAGTAAATATGAGTAATGCAAAAGAGCAGTATCAACAACAATTAGAATATCTAGAATTTGAAAGACTATGTGTAACTAATAGTATTCAGGATATAAAAGATTGTATTCAGCGTATAGATGATAGAGAAGCAGAATACCATCAACAACAATTACAGCAACAAGAATTAGAACAACAGGAGAGTAATAATGGCAACAGCATTGGTTAGAATGCAACATAACAAAGAGCTTGTTGGTATATTTGCATATCCTGATAAACATACTTTGTTTCATTGGGTAGATGAATGTGTATCTCCATTTGAAACAGAGTATATGGTTCTTGATGTTGGTGGTTTATATTTTCCTACTAGCGTTGGTTCTGTGATGGGTGATGATGAAATAAAAAAAACAACAGCATACAAAATGGGAGTAGCATATGCAAAACATTTTCATGGTGTAGTTTCATCTGATGCTGATTTAGATGGATATGATTATTATTATGGAAATAATGAAGAATTTAAAAATGGTCATTTAAGCGAAATAGTTTATAGGCAATTAGATAATAAAAAATGGAATACATTTACAAGAAAGGATTTATGGGGGAAAGATTATGAGTAAAGAAATTAAAAGCAAGTTTCAAGAATTAAGAGTATTAGATGTATCTAAATACATAGAGAAAAAAGGACAGTTTAACTATCTAGCATGGGCACACGCTGTAGACATATTGCTACAACATGACCCAAGTGCAACATGGGAATACCATGAGCCACAAGTCTTTAATGACAGTATGATGGTGACATGCACAGTCCATGCCTTTGGTAAAAGTATGACCATGCAATTACCAGTGATGAACTATAAGAACCAAGCTGTAAAGAACCCTGATGCTATGCAAGTCAATACGGCTATGCAAAGATGTTTAGCAAAAGCTATTGCCTTACATGGTATTGGCTTATATATCTTTCAGGGTGAGGATTTAGCAGACCTAGACCCATTAGATTTAATTAAGAATGTATATGCAACACAAGGCA